CCCGGGCGCGCGCGGTTCCGAAACTCCTGCCGGTCGAGCCGCAAACAGCGGCTTACGTGACACACGGCCCACGCTCGGGTCATGGCAGCCAACCGATGCGAGCGGTGCGGTGCGCCGATCATCCAGCCTCGGACGGGTCGCCGCAGGCGGTTCTGCTCGGACTCCTGTCGGAGCCTGTACCGGCGGCAGGCGCGGCGCTTCGGGCCCCCCCAGGAGCCGGCCGAGCCGGCCCCCGAGGCCGCGGAGGCGGGGCTCGAGGCCGAGGAGATCAGGGCGCGGCGGCTCGAGGTCCTGGAGCGGCTCCTGCAGGCGATCCGTGAGGACGGCGTCCGGCTCTACGATCCCGCCGGCCGCATCGTCGGCATCCATCCGGCCGTCGAGCCCGCGCGGCGCTACCTCGCCGACCTCGAGCGCGCTCAGCCGACCCAGCGCGTGGTCCACCGCCTGGACGCGGACGAGGACCCCGTGTTGCGCGCGATCGAGGGGGACTGACCGCGGTGCCGGCCGAGCCGGCCCGCGTCCGGCGGGTCGTCGGGTTCTTCGAGCGGGTGCTCCGGCACACCAAGGGGCGCTGGGCCGGGTCGCCCTTCGTCCTGGAGCCGTGGCAGCGCGAGGTGCTCGAGGAGCTCTACGGCACGGTCGACGACCAGGGGCGGAGGCTCTACCGGGAGGCCCTGATCGGGGTGCCGCGCAAGAACGGGAAGTCGACCCTCGCGGCGGGGCTCGCTCTCTACCACCTCGGCTGGGACGGGGAGGCCGGAGGAGAGGTCTACTCGCTGGCCGCGTCGAAGGACCAGGCGCGGATCGTCTTCAACGAGGCCCGCGCGCTGGCCCAGGCCTCGCCGCTGCTCCGCCGCGAGCTCCGCGTGTGGCGCACCGTGATCGAGCATCCGCGGACCGGCAGCATCTACCGGGCCCTGTCCTCGGAGGACCGGCTCGCCCACGGCTACAACCCCTCCTTCGCCGTGGTCGACGAGCTCCACGCCCACCGGGACGGCGAGCTCTACCACGCGATCCGCACGGCCCTCGGGGCCCGGGAAGAGCCCCTGATGCTGTCCATCACCACGGCCGGCTTCGACCGGACCTCCATCTGCTGGCAGCGGTTCCGTCACGGTGAGTCCCGCGCCGATCCGCGGTTCTACTTCCGCTGGTTCAGCGCGCCCGCAGGCTGCGATATCCGGGACCTGGAGGCCTGGTTGAAGGCCAACCCCTCGTCCTGGCGCAGGAGCCCGGAGGCCCACGCGGAGGCCTTGGCCTCAGGTCTCGATGAGGCCGTCTTCCGGCGGCTGTACCTGAACCAGTGGACGGCCGCGCAGACGCGCGGGTGGCTCCCGGAGGGGGCCTGGGAGGCCTGCGCCGGTCGGCCGGTCATCCCACCAGGCTGCGAGGTCACCCTTGGCCTCGATGCCTCGCTGCGGCGGGACACCTCGGCCCTGGTCATCTGCCACCGGGACGAGCGCGGCCTCTACCACGTCCGTCAGAGGACCTGGCGCCGGGACGAGGAGCTCGGGGTCGTCGACCTGCAGGCGATCAAGCACGAGATCCTCGAGGTCCATCGGACGTTCCGGCTCCGCTGGTGCGCCTACGACCCCTTCGCCTTCGGCGCGGTGGCCCAGGAGCTCGCGGAGCTCGGCGTGCCGATGCTCGAGTGGCCGCAGTCCTCGCGCCGCATGGTCCCGGCCACCCAGGCGCTCTACGACGCCATCATGGGCCGGCGCATCCGCCACGGCGCGGACGAGGTTCTGTCCGCCCACGCCCGGCACGCCGTGGTGCGGGAGACGGAGTACGGGCCCAGGCTCGACAAGCGGCGCTCCGGGGAGCCGATGGACGCGATGGTGGCCCTGGCCCTGGCCGTGGCGGCCTGGGAGCAGTCCCTCGAGGAGGGTCCGGCCACGCCGACGATCATCGCGGTCTGAGCGTGACGGGCCGGGCAGCATGAGGCCGTGATGGGACCCTTCCGCCGTCTGGTCCGTGAGACCGTGCTCGTGCACACCCGGGACGACCGCTCGATCCGCGGCGTGCTCCTCGGGGCGTACCGCAGCGAGCTCGTGCTCGCCCACGCGGTCTACCTCGTCGAGGGAGGCTCGGAGCAGCAGCTCGAGGGCGAGGTCCACATCCCGGTCTCCAACGTGAGCTTCCTGCAGCGTCTGGGAGGCGGCGCGTGACCGTCCTGCAGACGACCGGCGGCCCGGTGCCGATCGCCCGCAAGGCTTCGCCCATCGGCGCAGCCTCGGGGCGCAGCTCCCGGGCCGCCAGCGCCGGCTACATCCAGCTCCTCGTCCGTGGGACCGCGGCGACCTACGAGGGGATGTACCGGTCGCAGGTGTGGGTCTGGGTCGTGGTGAACAAGCTCGCCCGCGGCGTGGCCCGCCTGCCGCTCAAGGTCTACCAGCTGGACGCGGACGGCGAGTCCAGGCGCAGGGTGCGTGAGGGCCCGATCGCGCGGCTCCTCGCCTCGCCGTGGCCCCGGGCCTCGGCGTGGGACTGGAAGCTCTTCGTCATGCAGTCGCTCGCCATCCACGGCAACGCGCTGCTGGCGAAGGCCTCCCGGGAGCCGACCGGCCTGCCGCTCGAGCTCTGGCCGGTGCCCTGGCGCCACGTCGAGGTCATCGTCCGCGGCGACGGCTCCGTCGAGGGCTACGTCTTCCACGGCACCGAGGGCCGGGTGGGGCTCGCGCCTGAGGACGTCGTGCACCTGCGGACCACCGCGGGGGCGGTCGGCATCTCGCCGCTCGAGCCGCTCGCGCGGACGCTCGCGATCGAGCACGCGGCGCAGGAGTGGGCCGCGGCGACCTTCCGCAACGCGGCCCGGCCCTCCGGGGCGTTCGTGACCTCTCGGACCCTCGCCAGGGACTCCATCCCGAGGCTGCGCGCCGAGCTCGAGGCGATCTACGGCGGCGTCGAGAACGCGGGACGGTTCGCGATCCTGGACCAGGACCTGAAGTTCTCGCCGATCTCCCAGTCGGCGGTCGACACGGCCCTGATCGAGCACCGCAAGCTCACGCGCGAGGAGGTGGCCGCGGCCTACGACGTGCCTCCCCCGATGATCGGGATCTTGGACCGCGCGACCTTCAGCAACATCGAGACCCAGCACCAGATGCTCTACATGGACAGCCTCGGGCCGTGGCTCACGATGATCGAGGAGGGCCTCCAGGCGCAGCTCCTCGGCGGCATCGAGGACCTGCGCGGCCAGTGGGTGGAGTTCGATCTGTCCGAGGTGCTGAAGGCCGACACCGCCACGCGGGCGCAGGCCTACACGCGGTTCCTGCAGGGCGTCTACACGCCCGATGAGCTGCGGCGCCTGGAGAACCTGCCCCCCGTAGGTGGCGATGCCTCCAGGCTCTGGATGCCGGTGAACATGCTGCCCGTGGGGGCCTCGGCCGAGGAGATCGCGGCCCGGGCGAGGCTCATCGAGGCGGCCGCTCGGGCGGCGGAGGCGGAGGGTCGTGACGAGGCGCCTAGCGTGGAGCGTGATGCAGGTGGAGACGAAGCTCTGGCCGATCGTTGAGGTCAAGGCCGACGGGAAGCAGCCGGGCAGGTTCACCGCCCTGGTCTCCCGGTTCGGGAACGTGGACGAGGCGGGTGACCGGGTGCTGCCTGGGTCGTTCACCCCGGCGCTCGAGGCCCACGGGCTCCCCGCGGTCTACTGGAACCACGCCTGGACGCGGCCGAGGAGGAGCGCGGCCTGCGCGTGAAGGGCCAGCTGTGGGTGGAGGAGGACCCCTTCGTCCGCCGCATCCACCGCGGCATGCTCGCCGGCCAGGTCCGCGAGTTCTCCTTCGCCTACACGGTGGCCGACTCCCGGGAGGTCGAGGAGGACGGCCAAACGATCCGGGAGATCGTGCGGTTCGACCGGATCTACGAGTGGGGCCCGGTCACCGCGGGCATGAACCCCGAGACCGAGCTGCTCGAGGTGGCGGGCCTGCTCGCTCCGAGCAGGCTCCGAGCCAAGCGCGCGGCCGCGGTTCACTCCACGCCGGTCGTGGACGAGCGCTGGGACGGAGCGCGGGCGGTCCGGGAGGCCGAGCTCCCGGGGGACCTCGCGATCTTCGCGTGGGTCGATGCCGAGCGTGAGGACTCCAAGTCCGCGCACAAGCTGCCCCATCACTGGCCGGCCGCGATCGACGAGCGCCGACCGGCCGTCGTCGCCGGGTTCCGGGCCGCGATGGGCGCCCTCCTCGGGGCCCGGGGTGGCGCGGACATCCCGAGTACCGATCGCAGGGGGGTCTGGGAGCACCTGGCGCGGCACTACCGGGACGCCGACCTCGAGCCCCCGGAGCTGCGGTCCTTCACGCCCGAGGAGCTCACCTCGCGCGGGCTGGAGCTCGAGGCGCATGCCGCGGCGCAGGTCAAGCACGAGCGCGGTCCCTCGCTGATCCAGGAGGCCCACGACCTGCTCGTTCGGGCCGGGGCCAAGTGCGCCCCGGCGGAGCAGGAGCAGGCGGGTCAGGCCTCGGGGGCTGCCAGGCTGATGTTCGGGCTTCAGGTCCCCAAGTCGGTCCTCGCCGACGCCGCTCGGCTGAAGACCTTCCTCGACCAGGAGCTTGGGGGCAGCATCCGGGCGCCGCGTGACGAGGGGTCCACCATGCAGGCCAGGTGGGCACGCCTGGAGGCTCTGGCCCTCGAGGCGGCGAGACGGAAGGAGACGTGAGGTTGATGGACGAGATCAGGAGCATGCTGGAGGCGGTCCGCAAGGAGCTCGCTGCCAAGCGCGAGGCCGCGGCGGCCGCGCGCAAGGGCATGGAGGAGCTCTTCGCCTCGGCGCGGGCCGAGGGTGTGGACATCCTCCGCGACGACGAGGCCTTCGCCAAGCTCGACGAGGCTGGGCGCGCCTACGACGCCCTGCGCGACGAGATCGCGGTGCTCGAGGAGCGCCAGAGCCGACTCATCACGATGCTCTCCGGGGACGAGGAGCGCCGCCCGCTCGAGGCGGCCGGCGTCGTGCCCGAGGGCGTCGGCCGGAGCTCCCGGCCGAGCCCGGGCCAGCGCTTCGCGTCCAGCCCCATCTACAAGGGGCTGCTCTCCTCGGGGGCCCTGTCCAACCAGGACATCCCGCTCGGCACGACCCCGCCGGTGAAGGTCCTGGACTGCGCGGAGCTGAAGACCCTGATCACCTCGGGGGCGACCTCGGGTGGTGCGTTCGTGGTCCCCGAGCGGATGGAGCCGGTCGGGATGCCCTGGCGGCCGGTGCGGGTCCTGGACCTCATCACCGTGGGTGACACGGATTCGGACATCGTGGAGTACGTCGAGCAGGCCGGCCGCACGAACGCCGCCGCCGAGACGGCCGAGGCCGGCGCGACCGGCGACGGCTCGGGGGCTGCGCCGGAGTCGGCCGTGACCTTCGCGGTGCGCCAGACGAACGTGCGGGACATCACCCACTACCTGCCGGCCACCAAGCGGGTGCTGGCCGACGCCGGCCAGCTGCAGACCCTGATCGACCAGGAGCTCCGCAACGGGGTGCGGGACCGGCTGGAGTACCAGGTCGTGAACGGGAACGGGACCGCGCCGAACCTGCGCGGCATCCTGAACACCACTGGGATCCTGACCCAGGCGCTCGGGACCGATTCCCGGTCCGACGCCATCCACAAGGCCATCACGGCGGTGCGGAAGGAGTTCTACGAGCCGAACGCGGTGCTGCTGCACCCGGACGATGCCACGGACGTGTTCCTCGAGAAGGACTCCTCGGGCGCCTACATCTACGGGCCCCCCTCGCAGCCCGGGCCCCGTACCATCTGGGGCCTCGCGGTCGTCATCTCGCCGGTCATCCCGGCGGGCACCGGGCTCGTCGGGGCGTTCGATGCGGGCGCGACCCTGTGGGTCCGCGAGGGCCTGAGCGTGTCCGCCAGCGACTCGCACGCGGACTTCTTCACCCGCCGCATGGTCGCGGTGCTGGCCTCGATGCGGGCGGCCTTCGCCGCGCAGCGGCCGAAGGCCTTCTGCACGGTGACCGGGATCTAGGTGTGGACCCAGGGGGCGTGTCCGGTATGCGGGTCGCGGACCTGCTTCGAGGACGCCCTGGGGGAAAGCGGCGTGCTGCTGTTGGAGCCGGCTAGGCGGGAAGGAGCGAGCATGGGCGAGACCATCGAAGCGCCCGAGCACATCTGGAAGCGTGATCCGGTCACGGGCAACACGTACCTCGCCTACCCGAAGGGGACCCCGGTCCCCATCGCGGAGGCCGAGGAGCTCGGGCTCGTCCAGGGCAAGGCCAAGCGCGAAGCGGCGGTCGAGGACAAGGCCAAGCGGGCGCGGGGTAAGGGTGCAGCTTCAGGGGAGGAGGTGAGCTGACCGTGCCCACGTTCGATGCAGCGAGGAACCGGTGGGTGCATGCCGCGGCGATCGCGAACCTGACGGATAACTCGGGCGGGACGGCCGATGGCACGCTGCAGGCCGTGCCCGCCACCTACGACCAGACGGTCACGCGGAACAACTTCGCGGACCTCGCGGCGAAGATCAACGCCATCCTGGCCGCCCTC